TAGGATTACAGAACTAGTAGATGGCGGAGGAGTTTCATAATGTCAGCAACAATTCAAGTCAGACGAGGTACTGCCTCACAATGGACTTCAGCCAACCCAACACTTGCTGCTGGTGAAATTGGATTTGAAAGTGATACATTCAAAATCAAAATTGGTAATGGTTCAACTGCTTGGAACTCATTGCAATATGCAGCAGGTGGAAACCAATTTGATACCAATATCATATTTGAAGGTGCTACTGCTGATTCATACGAAACTACACTTCAAGTAACTGACCCAACCGCAGATAGGACTATTACTCTTCCTGATGCAACTGGAACTGTTGCATTAACTTCAGATTTATCTTCATACGCACCATTATCAGGAGCAACTTTTACTGGAGCGATATCTGGTACAAGTCTTACTTTGTCAGGCGACTTAACTGTAAATGGAACAACTACAACAATTAATAGCACAGCAGTTAATGTAAACAATCAAGTTGTTTTTGAAGGTACTACTGCTGATGCGTTTGAAACAACTCTTACTGTAGTTGACCCTACTGCCGATAGAACAATAACATTCAAGGATGCAAGCGGAACTGTTGCTTTTACTAGCGATATACCTTCGCTAACTGGATATGTAACTGAAACTGGCTCACAAACTTTAACTAATAAGACAATCAGTACTGACGACAATACGATTTCTGGAGTTGCAGCATCTAGTTTTGTTCTCTCAAATGCTTCTGGAAATATTGATGGTTCTGCTGCACAAAAAGCAGTACCTACTGGAACTGTTGTAGGTACAAGTGATTCACAAACACTTACAAATAAAACTCTTTCTTCTGCTGTATTGACTGGAACTTTAACTGCTGGTGGTGGTACTGGAACTAGCGGTCAGGTATTAAAATCAACTGGAACTGGAGTTGAATGGGGTACTGCTGCTTCAGCAGGTGCAGGATTACAAGATATCTTTATGATGATGGGAGCGTAGTCCAGTAACTTTTATCATCAACGAAATGGGTATCAATGAAAACACTGGATGAACTAAAGAAAAACGCGACAAACTTAGACGAAGACCAACGCTCTAAGTTAATTCGTATGGCTATGCCACGCGTTGTTGAACAATATATCAAGCACATTCCACACCCTACGCAACAATTCTTCTTAACACTTAATGAAGAAGAGGCACTTTATGGTGGTGCAGCAGGTGGTGGTAAATCTGATGCACTTTTAATGGCTGCACTACAATATGTTGATGTTCCTGGATACTCCGCATTGCTATTACGCCGTACATGGCCCGACCTCATGTTACCTGGTGCAATTATGGATAGAACTCGCCAGTGGTTAGATGAAACTGATGCACAGCCTAAAGATGGTGGGCGTATCTGGGTATTCCCTTCTGGAGCAAAACTTACTTTCGGATACTTGCAATATGACAAAGACAAATATCGCTATCAATCTGCTGAATTTCAATTCATTGGTTTTGATGAGTTAACCCAATTTCAACAAGAAACTTATGAATATATGTTCTCTCGTATTCGCCGACCATCCGTATCTTGTTTAACTTGCAAAACTTCTGTTAAGAAAGTCGGTAATCAATATAAGCATTCAAAATCAGAAGTTAAATGTGACCGAATGTATCCAGACCCAAAAGTTTTGGCTCAATATAGTGCTGCTAAAGACGGAATGACTCTATTTGATGTTCCCCTAAGAATGCGTGCTGCAACAAATCCAGGTGGCATTGGACATACTTGGGTTAGAGAACACTTCATTGACCCTAAGACTCGGCGTAAAGGGTCTATTTTCGTGCCTGCAAGCCTTACAGACAACCCATCTCTAGACCAAGACTCATATGTTAAGAATCTTTCCCACCTAGGCGTATTAGACCGTGAAAGGCTCTTACACGGCGACTGGGATGTAACTGCTGAAGGCACTATGTTCCAACGCCATTGGTTTAATGTACTTCCTGAAGCCCCTGTAGAAGCCAAATACCTCAGATACTGGGATATGGCAGCGACTGTTGATGGTGACTGGACAGTTGGCGCAAAAGTTGGATTAACACCAGATGGAAAATGGGTTATAGCAGACATAAAGCGTGTTAGGCTCACACCACAAAATGTTGAAAGGTTAGTTCGCCAAACTGCTATGGAAGATGGTATTGAAACTAAGATTATGATTGAGCAAGAAGGTGGTTCGTCTGGATTAGCAACTATTGACCACTATCGTAGAAATATCTTATTGGGATTTGATTTCTCAGGAGATAGACCTACAGGTTCAAAAGTTACTAGGGCAATGCCAGTATCTTCTGCTGCCGAAGCAGGTAATGTCTATGTTGTGAGCGCACCTTGGAATAAAGATTTCTTAGATGAAATATCTTTATTTCCAAATGGCGCACATGATGACCAAGTAGATGCAGTGAGTGGGGCATTCCATAACATTGCGTTCGGAAAACGCGCTAGAATTATCGTGTGATTGAAAAGAGGATTAATGGCTACGGATAGTAAAAATAAAAATTCGGCTTTGTTCGCAATTTCTAGTACACCTGCGCTTGTCGCCGTGCTTTTATTGATGATAGGCGCGATACTTGTCACTGTAGGAGTAAGTTTGCTCTGGTCAGTACCAGCAGGATTAATCGTCTTTGGATTAATATTGTTAGTACTAGGTGTTTTATTGGGTCTAACTACATGAGGAGCGTGCTGTGCCTAAATTCTTAGAAGGTTTGTTTACTAAAGGGCTATCCTCAGTTAACGCAACTCCTCGTGCTGTTGCAAATCGTATTAATGGCGGTGGATATAACCTAGTACATAATGGTTATGGTGCTTGGGATATTGAACAAGCAATTAGCCAAGGATATGAAAGAGTAATCTGGGTATATCGTTGCATTGATGCTATTGCATCTAACGCATCTTCAGTACCAATGGTAGTTCGTGAGTTTGATGATGTGGATGGAAGTATTATTCCAGACCCTGCAATACATAAACTACTTAATCGCAGACCAAATAAATATGAAACATCTCAGCAATTCCGTTATCGCCTTGCAACACAATTATTAATGTCGCGTGTAGGTGCATTTATTGAAATTGTATCTAGTCGTGATGGTCGCCCTGCTGAATTGCATTTATTGCCTCCAACAGCAGTTAAGCCAATTGCTGATGCTGAAAAATATGTTTCAGGATATTCAGTTAAAAGTGCAACACAAGGCGAAGTTATTCTTCCACCAGAAAAAGTTATTTGGATTCGCGTTAAGCCACATCCAACAGACCCATATGCACAAACAACTCCATTAGTTGCTGCTGGTCTTGCTGCTGATACAGATTTCTTAGCGCGTTTATTTAATCGTAACTTCCTCAGTAATGATGGAAGACCAGGAATGCTTGTTGGTGTTCGTGGGCAATTAAGTCGTGAAGATGCAGAAGAGATTCGCCGTAGATTTTCTGGCGGACCACTTTCTGCTGGTTCTACTACAGTAATTGAATCTGACGGTATTGATGTACAAGATATGAGCACAAGCCCAAGAGATGCTATGTATCTTGAAGCAATTGCAGGTTCTAAGGCAGATATCCTTCTTGCTTTCGGTGTACCTGAGTCTGTTCTAGGTAACGCAGCAGGTCGTACATTTGACAACGCTGATGCTGAATTTGAAATTTTCTGGACTACTACAATGCTTCCATTTATGGATGCTCTTGCAGCAGGATTTGATAATTTAACTGTTGGTGGTCTTAATGATAACTATTTTGTAGCGCATGATTACAGCAAGATTGATGTTTTACAACGCCGTTCACGCGAAAGACATGACAAAGCACTCTCTGAATATAACGCAGGTTTGCTAACTATTGACCAATATCTAAAAATGGTTGGTCGTGAAGAATTTAATGTTGCAGGTACAAAAGTACTCTGGCTACCTACTGGAAAAATTCCTGTTGGTCTTGACCCAAATACTACTAACGAAGCACAAGCATTGCAGCAAGTTGGAATGGGAGCACCAATTCCAGGTAATGCAGAATCTGCACGCGCTGGTGCAATACAAGGAATTTCAGAAGCACAAAGAGAAATCGCTAATATTCAGGCTGCAAGAGCGTTGGCAATTGCAGGAAAGTCGGTGATGCCTGAAGACCCTTTAGTACAAGCGACTCTGACAGAAACCAAGTCGGAGTCGCCAATGGAAGTGAAGGCAACGTCACACCCTGACG